TTAAGCCGCCCCACTTTCCTTATCCTCGTCAGACTCTTCAATTTTCTCTTCTGACACTTCTTCAGGGGCTGAAAGGTCTAACTCTTCCTTAACTTCTTTTTTTACTTCAGCAGATGATTCTACTGGCTCATCTTGACTATCTTTCCATTCCTTCCACTTCTCAGCTAAAGGGGCAACCTTAGCTCGGTACTGATCGACTAGATCAACAATGGTACCAGAAGAGATATTTAACTCATTCGCAATCTTCATATACGTTTCACCGTCATTTTTACGTTTAATGACTTGAGGAATGTCATAAGCAAATTCTGTTTCGAATTGTGGAGCAAGACCACTTGAAATGAACTCATCAACCACTGACAACTCGATTTCCTGTTTCTCTTCTACCGTTTTCACTTTTTGTTTAGGAAGACCAAGATTAGCTTCAAGTTGCTCTGCTTCTGGCTCCACTTCAGATACGACACCTTTGTTATCGACTTTGTACGTTTTAAGAGGTTCATTTGTTTGAGCATTTAGTGTTACGTTGTAATTAACCACTTGAGACTCGATAGAGCACTCTACCTTGCAACCAATCATTTTTGCTAATGTATCAAGCTTTCCATCTAACCCAGAATCACCGATTTCAAGAACAATTTCTTTTTTACCGTCTGCTTTAAGATTTACCTTTTTCACCACTGGATTGAATTCTGCATATGACATAATTAATTTCCTCCTAGAATTTTAGTTTGATAGTAAAGATAATTGTTCTTGCTGCACCTCAAGCATTTGCACAGCTACTTCAATACGAGGTGTTTCGGAATAAAATTTACTTACATGCAAATCAACAATCTGGCTATCATCATTCCAAATGACTTTATTTAAAGCGTCTTTAATACCTTTTACATAGTTATCAACGTCTGGCTTACTGATAGGGCGTAATATGCCTTGCTCTGCTTCAATCTTTTTCTTTTTGCTGAAAGACTTGAGACTTGGCTTGAACACCTTCACATCAAGCTGTAAAGGACCTGAAAGCAATTGATCTGGCTTATATTCAGAAGCAACTAGCTTCACGTACTGCTTAAAATCTTTTGATTTTTTAGGGTCATACATTTTAACGAAACCGCCTCGCGTGCTTGCTCTTGGGCGTCCTTGAGCAATTGGCTCTCCATATACCGTGAATGTAACCATTTCATCATTCTCCTTTTTCTAATTGCTTTCCAAAAATAGACTTCACTTGAATATGAATTGCTTCTAACTCAGATAAATTCAGTTCATACAATTGTCTACCATTAGATGTCTTAAAGTAGCCGTATCTCATTAATTCATTAATTAAGAAATCCTGACGTTGCCGAACGGCCTTACCCAGTAGCGCCATGCTTTCTCACCTCGCTGTCTAAATATTGGTCGAACATCAAAATACCTAATGTTGCTTCTTGTGATGTTACAGCCCCTGAGAACTGCTCTTGAAATATATGAGGGTCCATCACTTTTTTTGTTTGTTTATAGTATTTTTTCATTTCTTCAAATACCTGATTTTTATCCAATTAACTCAGCCTCCATATTGGCCTCTAGCTGATGTGATAAGTTGAGGAACTGGCCATATTCTTTTCTAAATAACGTTTGTACCGTGCCTACTGGGCCGTTACGCTGCTTGCCTAAGATGATTTCTGTAATGCCTGGATTCTCTGAATCTTTGTTGTAGTAATCATCGCGGTATAAAAAGCTGATAACGTCTGCGTCTTGTTCAATGCTTCCTGACTCACGAATATCGGACATCATCGGACGTTTATCCTGGCGTTGCTCTACGCCCCTCGAAAGCTGAGATAAGGCAATGACAGGTACATTAAACTCACGGGCTATTTTCTTTAACATGCCTGAGATATGACCGATTTCTAAGTCCTTACGTTCAAATTTCCCTACAGATGAAATGAGCTGCAGGTAATCAATGATGACTAAGTGCTTTTTATCTGGATGTTCTTTGAATGATTCCTTTATTTTTGAACGAATATCATAAACCGTTTGGGTAGGTTCATCATGAATGTTGATATTCCATTTTTCATAATGACCAATGGCATTCGCCATGTTTTCATGATCTTCATTCGTAAATTCTTCAAATGGATTAGACCATTTCCTGCCGTTTACCCGCCCAAGACCGGACAACATACGCTTAACTAGCTGTGTATCAGACATTTCAAGTGAAAAGATATCGGACACGCCGCCTTTTTCACAATTCGCCTGGGCTAAACTTAAAGCAAAAGCAGTCTTCCCCATACTCGGACGAGCAGCCACAATAATTAAATCTCCACCTTGCCAACCACCAGTCATACGATTCAGGTCATCTAATCCAGTATCTATGCCTGTGAGACCTTGCGTTGGAGTGCTCATATCAGAGAAGATATCTGCTAGAACATCGCTTTTTGTACGATTCTTTTTTCGTTTGATATCCTGTAATTCACCTAAAGACTGAAGAATGTTTGGTACCTCTTCTTCACTTGTTACAGTTGCTAATTTGGCTCCTAATTTCCGTGCTTCTCTGAGTCGATAGGCTTCTAGAATCATTTGCTCGTAGGTTTTGAAGTTCGCTGTAGATGGAACGGCATTTGCTAAATCACTTAGATAGGAAACCCCTCCTACCTGCTCAATAGCTTCTCCTAACTGTGTTACGACCGTTACGATATCTACTTGTTTATTTGCTTCCTGGATCTCTCTCATTGCCTTAAAAATGGCTCTGTGTGAAGCTCTTGAAAATTGCTGTATTTGTAAAATCGATTCATCCAACAAATCCGATTCAAGAAAGATTGAACCTAAGACAGCTTGTTCTGCTTCGATATTTTCTACCCCTAATTGATACTCCACGTTTTCACCCTCACTTCCTTAAAAAGGAACCGTACTTTTTCTTTAATTCTGGCGGCAGATGATCAACAAATGTTTTGTGATTACCTGCTTTTTTCTCTTGCTTAACTTGTTCTCTCCATTGGGACTGCTCGTCCAAGAACTCATTATTTGTTTGGACTTTAACCGAAACTTCCGCAATGGTTGGTGGAAACTTTTCACGTAGAATATATTGGTTCACTCGCTCTAAAACTGGCTTATATGGCATTTGCATTAGATGTGAAGACCAAACCTCAATTCGTCGCTCTCCGATTTCACCCGTCAAATCAAATTGTGTGTAGGAAGCAGCTATTCTTTGCAAAATATCTAGCGCTTCATGTATTTCCATCTTGTGTCCCTCCTAACTTAACCCCATGCTTTTGCGCGAACTTCGCTAATGCATCTATACTGTTTTCTCTTTTCTGCCTTGGAAAAGGTGTAACATTTGATGGATTCTGTATTCTGTTCCAATGGTTCATAATGGCTTTCTCATAATAAGAAAAAGCATCTATACTCCTACCTGGATTGTTTCCTTGATATTTCTGATGAATTTCGTCCATCCATTTCAAAATCTTCTCTATAGGAATTTTTTGATTTAACAATCTACTAATAGATTGGCTGTCATTTGCACTTAAATCGAAACCGTAAGCTCTATATTGAATAAATTTATTCTGAATCTGTTCAAAAGAAGGAACGTCGATTTCTTCAGGTGGACTTGTGGTACCAACTTTCTCTTGATTACGTTCAACGGTTTTATCTGAATCCTGGTATTTGCAGTAGTTAACGATAGTGAATAACGTTCCATATTCTGTTTCATCCACTGTAACCATGTTCTTTTTAACGAGTTTATCTACAGAACGTTTTATCGTACTTCGGTTCAATGTAGCCGTTCCACGCCCTTGTTTATAAGCTAAATCCTCTACTAACTTGGAGTAAGATCTTATGTATTGTCCTTTTTTTACCTCGATGCCGTTAATCTTTACTCCATCCTGATGACTTGCTTGTAAGAGCAAATAAGTGAAGAGTCTAAAACTTGTAACGTCATACCAGATATCATTTTCTAAAATTTTGCGATGGTACTTCACCCAACCTTCCAAAACAACGTCCTCCTTCCTGCTTATTTCTTAACGCAAATTACATAGTATTTTTCAATCCGCACCATTTTCAGATGCGGATGATCCAACTTTAGAAAAGCTTGTATATAGCCTTCATATTGCTTTTTATTCTTTGATAAAAACTTATAACAGTGAGGAAATGCTATGCGTTCTTCTCTCATTTATCAAAAGGTAAATCCTCATCTTTGATATCGATTTCCTCTCCTCCGAAGTCAAAGGCGCTTGGCTTTTCTCCTGATGTTTCTTGCTGAGGATGGTTGTTTTCCATATCTTCCTCAACCTGATATTCAGCATCAATAAATCCATCGCCAAATTGCCCTTCCTTGACCTTACTAACGGAGTTGTCGTATTGTAAGCCTTCCATAACTGTTCTTGTCTCTTGGTGTTCTATTGAAATAGGAGCTGTTTTTAAAAGCCTGATAAGAACTGTTTTCTTAGCCATTTCAGTAAAGTGGTCTTTCCAAGGCCCAAATACATTTCCGTTCTTTTGGCTTTTCGTAAAACGATCTCTATGCTTTTCTACTTGCTTACGACTCATTACGATAAAGTCAAAAGCTCCATCTTTTAATTTGTACACTGCGTAAAAATGAGTGATTTTACTTTCATCTTCTTCGCCGATAGGCTTATGCTTTAAATCTTTATCTAAACCATAGCTGTATTCGAACTCGTCACCTTCATACACCTCATGAGCGTATACGCTTGTGATTTCACCTGTACGTCTAGCTAAATCAATAAGACCTCGATACCCTAATTGGAATTGAGCTTCCATACGTTTTGTTGATCCGTTAAAAAAAGGAACAATGTAAGCATGTCCTAATAAATTGGGCTCAACACCAAGTACTGAACAGTTAACTACAGCTCCTACAATTGATTCTGGAGAGCATTCCATTAATTTAGGGTTACGACTTGCTGCATTCATTCCGATACGTATTAAACGTTCAGGAGTAACGTGTTTAGGCGCAATAGAAGTGATTGCTTTAAATTGTTGTTTAAATATTGTAGCTAGCTGACCTTGAAAACCTGTGTCTTCCGTTTTTGCTACGCTATTTTTTCGTTGCGCTAATTGATTTTTAACTGAATTGTTAGTTGCCAACTTTATGTCCTCCTTATTTAATTCCGAATCTACGAGATAACGAACTTGAGGCTACTTCTTCGTACACCTCTGGATACTTTTCTTTTAATAGCTTGGAGTTAACACGCGAGCTACTAATGGTTTTCCAAGTGATTAAACGATCACTTGCATATGCTACTTCGTGTTCTCCAAGTAATGATTTCAACTTATTTTCAGCCTCTTTACGACGTTCAGAAGCTTCTTTTTCTTCTACTTTTGCTTGTTCATAGTTTGAAATTAAGTCAGATGCTTCAGGAGCTAATTCAACAGGTTCTAAGCTAATATCCCCTTCTGGATACATTGCTTTTAATAAATTAGTTGAAGCTTCCGAACCATCAAATGCAGGAGGATTTTTCTTAAGCACGTGATTATTCCAAAAATCAGATTCAATCTCAATCAGATAGTTAATAATTTCTTCATCACGCTCTATTTTTTTATGAACAAATTTATTTCCACCGATTAAAACAGCAATCCACCATGCTTCATAGCCAGTGATAGCCATGTAGTGCTGACACTGAATCAAGTATTGAGCTGGAATTTCTTCTTCTTCCCAATCGCCTTTCAAATATTCACTAGCTGTTTTACATTCCAGTCCTTCCTTTTTGCCAATGATTAAACGATCTACATTAGCTAACATGAAGCTATGTTTTGGATGTTGAAGTATCGCTTGACGTTTTCGAACTTTTAAACCTGTTCGCTTAGAAAATTCTTGTGCCACGACATCTTCAAGAACATGCCCGAAATATGCTGCTTCACTGCTACTATTTTCAGAAGGTGATTCACCGACCTTATCAAGGTAAACTCCAATTGGTGATTTCCATTTACTTAATCCAGCAATGGCGCCAGCATCTGATCCGCCAATGCCTTTTTGTCGATGTTCTAACCATTCAGCTTCACTCATATTGGATGTAGGTATTAAGATTTCTACTTGCATTGAGCTCACCATCCATTTGCTTTTTATAAAGTTTTTTTATAAACTGTAAGTACCTTAAAATTCTTTAATATTTAAAGTCTGCACCTGTCCGTGCAGGCTTTTTTATTCAGCTGTAGTAAATTTGAAGCCGTACTCTTCTTCCAAGTACTTTTCCAAATCTTCTTTCAAGACCACTTCACCCGTGTTATCATCCGTTACGATTTCATCGCCGATAAGAATTTCAGTTCCGAAATAATCAACTCCAGCATGTTCAGATTGAGCTACCATATTTACATAGCCTGTGCGATTTACTTGAGTGATTTCAGGATGTTCTACATGCATGTTATTCACCTACTTTCTGATGCTATCTGTTCGCATCGTCATGACCAGGAAAATGTGTTGTGCCTTTACGGTTAAGGACCGATAAATAAAGGATTTTTCTGACCATGACGACAAGAACAATGCTTGTCGCCCACTTATGTAATGTGGTATAATTTAGATACACATTTTGTATTATGTTTAAGGCAGTTAGCTATCCCAATTAGCTGACTGTCTTTTTATTTGCCCACACATTTTGCCGAATTCTACGTTCGATATCTAAGAGCAAAACTGGCCTCCCTTTTAGTGTTTTACACCACTTGCTGACTTCGCTTGCTTTCATCATTGGCAACTTATACATAGCTTGTCTCCTCCTTAAATTTGAGGTAACGTGGTACGATATCAACATCAAACCCTTTGTTTTTCATATCTGCTACAATCCGTTCTACTCGACTTAGTGGTTGCTTTTGGATTTTCCTAGTTGCAAGTACTGTGTCAAACGCTTCTGCCTGTAGTTCCTGCATATCAGCATTTAAATCGATTGATTCAATGACTGCCCATCCAGCCTCTTCTAAATCCCTTGCTCGTTCGTAGATGCTTAATGCCTGTACACTCACTTAACTAACCCCCTTGATCTAAAAGTCATTTCCAGCTGCTGATCAATTTGCTTTAAAGAGAAACCGTACCTTTCACAAACAACAGCGAGTAGATTGAATTCAGCTGCAAGCTTTTCTGAGTACTCTTTTATGAACTGCCTGACCTCTTCTCGTTCAATCTCATTAGCGAACTCTGGAGGTATGTGCCAGAAATCTTTTCTCCAGTACTCTTCTGCTTCTTTTCGCTCCTTTTCAACGAGCATTCTCATTGAAGCAATATCCCTGTGTATTCGATCTCCGTTCATGTAAGGAGTTAATGAAATACCTGCTGTTTCTTTCATAGTACCGATGTAGTATTTAAAACTATCAAGACCTCTTGCTAAAATAGGTTTTGCCTCCTTTGCGATAGTGCGGCTTCCATTCGCCCATTTAGAAATTGTTGATTGATCATAACCAATTTCACTTGCAAATTCCGTTTGTGTTTTCCCCTGCTCTTTCAAGATTTCTCCTAGGTTTGTTTGTGTTTTCATAACTATCTCTCCCTGCCATATTTAATTATCAGTTTCTGATATTACAGCCATATTTCGTGCCTGGTTTTATGGCTTGTTTGCATGTTACCCTTATACTAGAAGCCCTTATTAAATAGCTTTTGGAGTAGAAAAATTTGTATTTTTTTCAAGCCATTCAGTGTGGCTTTCTATCCAACGAATAAATAAATGTTTTGGAATTTTAGTACCAGCCAACCTGAAAACCGGAAAATCTTCACGGTTCAGTAATTCAGATGCTTTTGTGCGTTTAATTCCTAAAATCTCCATTAGATCGGATATTGTTAGCATGTTTGGATATTCATCTAACCAAGATTTTTGTGAGGATTGAATAATCCGCTCCTCAAGCTTATTTAATCGTTCCATAAGCGGCGCCATGTCGATGGAAACATTGATTGAATTATCCATTTACGAATACCACCTTTTCGTTTAATTGATTTAATAGATTCTCGAAATAAATGAAAACTTAATCCTAAAACAAAAACGTTGAATGTTGTTATCACGAACCAATATTTGAGTAACTCTTGCCAGTTCATAACTACCTCCTAAACTAAATTCGAGTTATTCTTCGTTTCGTATATTTTATCTTCAAAAAAATTTTCAACTGGTTCATCTAAGATTTCTGCGATTTGTTTAATTAGTTCTACATAAATTTTACGTCTTCCTAATTCATAACTATTGTAAGTTTGAGTTGGTATATCAAGCTTTTCGGCTACAGTGACTTGGGTAAGACCTTTAAGTTTTCGAATGTGTCTAACTCGCTCGTTAACTTTCAAAATAACACCCCCTTATATACGAATCGAAGAACTTGTAACTCAATAATAATTCTTCGATTTGTATATGTCAATAAAAAAATATACTTTTCGAAGATTTTTTTTACTCAATTCGTATAATATTGTACAATTCGTATATATAAATCTAAGTTTGGAGGGCTTCGTATGGCTCTTGGAGACAGAATGAGAAGCTTACGTGAGAGCAAAGAACTCACTCAAAAACAGCTAGCAGACAAGCTCGGGATTCCTAATCAAAATGTTTCAAATTACGAACGTGGATTCAGACAACCTGATTATGATACATTGCAAAAAATCGCGAATTTTTTTGAGGTATCTATTGACTATCTCATTACAGGGAATGAATACCGTGTATCTAGTGATGAAATGTGGAAAGAACTCCTTGATCCTAAGACAGAATTATTCTTTAAGGATTTAAAAAGCGCTCCTGAAGAAAAGATTGAAGAGTTGATTCGTTTTTGGGAATTTATTAAAGAACGTGATAAATAATTTCTTGTTAACTAAAAGAAATTTATGTTAAAAAATCACGCGCATATAATCACCTTCTTTAATTCTTTAATTATTGTTTTAGTTGCGTCTTTGTTGCGTAAACGTTGCACTAACTGTTGCGTTAACTATTAGAAGGCTCTTAAAAAACCTTTTATATTAAGGTTTTTAGTGGTTGCTAGATGTTGCGTTAATAGTTGCTTATACGAGAAGTTAATGAAAAGTTAAATATGTTTATTTACATACTAATGAGGTATATGACACGTATATATAGCGTGTCTTTTCTTTCAACTCTTAAAGGGAATTTTTACAAATTAACACTATCTAAATGAGTATTTTGTTTTTCGGAGGATATCTAATGAACTACCAAACATCTTTGTTAGAAGATTGGATTTACCAATTTTATAAGCAGATTGGCATCTCCTCTCCTGGTCAACTAGACTTTCGGGTAATTGCAGATTGTTTGGGGATACAGCTAGAATTTTGGGAAGTATCTAGCCGTCTCTATAAAAAGAAACTAATTATCGACAGTAGACTTACACCTCAAGAACAATGGGAAGATTTCGCTCATGAAATCTGCCATAAGCTTCGACATTCTGGCAATCATATGACTATGCCAGATATGTTTTTAGAACTACAAGAATTTCAAGCTAACCACTTTTCATATCATTTTTGTGTACCTACTTTTATGCTAAGAAAGCTCAATTTTCAAAAGTCACGAAAAGAAACTGTTTATCTGATTGCTGATATTTTTAATGTTACCTACGCATTAGCTGACAAGAGATTAGCTATGTATGAGAATAAAATGCTTTATCAAAAATTTTTAAGTAGTATTTAATATCTTTAGTATTCTATATTTTTTGATATTTTGATAGTTCTATATAGGGAGTGATTTTAGTGAGTCAAAGAAAAGATGCGAACAACAAAAAGGAATCTGAAAGCGCCTTAACAACAAGATTAATAAGAGAAAAACACGGTAATGCCTGGTCAATTCAATCTGCTAGTATTGGGAAAAAAGGAATCTCTGGTGAATATGGAGCTTTTCTGCAAGACAAGCTTGTTATTTATAAATTGATGGATAATAAGCAACTTATAAAAGTTGGAGAATTAATTTGGCCTGAGGAGAAACACGGCGAAGTTGATCATTTCGCTCTTAAATCTATATTTCATTTGGACGGGAAAGATTTTGTTGTTAGTCCTGAAGGAAAAAATGTTCAAAAATTCTTAGAAGGTGAAAAGAAAAATACTTTTACTAAAGTACCTAGAAAATTTTATCAAAAAATATTAGGTTTTCGTTCTAAAAAACGTTGGAAACAGATTACTGCTATTTTAATTTACTTATTCATAGCATCTTTTATTATTGGTTTCTTTAATGGCGAAGATGAAACTTCTACAAGTGTTCCCGCAACTAAAAATGCCCCAACTGAAACTGTTTCATCAACAGAGCATGTTTCTGTTGAAAAGAAAGATAAAGAAACTAAAACAGTAAAAAAAATTGATCCTAATAAGCCTATGACGTTTAAAAATGGTGATTATACAGTAGATGAGGACATTTTACCTGGTAATTATATTGCTTCTACTAAAGATAAAGTAGGTGGAAATTTCGCAGTTTACAGAAAAGGAAACTCAAATGCTATTGTTAATGAAATACTAGGTACCGAGTTAGAACCTCCTCTTATGTATAACGACTTAGATATTAAGTTAAAAAAAGGCGATACAATAAAATTAAAAAGTTTTGAAACAAATGTAGTCTTCACCCCGATCTCTGATGAAGAACTTAAAAAGAGAACAGCTGAAGAAGAAGCAGCAAAAGAAGAGCAAGCAAGAAAAGCAGAAGAAGCTAAACAAGAGGCTGAAGCTGCTGAAGCAAAACGACAAGCTGAACAACAAGCCGCGGCAGATAAAGCTGCTCAGGAAGCATCACAGTCTACTAACACTAATACTAATGTGTTTTATGCAAACTGTAGTGCAGTAGAAGCTGCAGGTGCTGCTCCCATTAGACAAGGTGAACCTGGTTACTCTAGAAAGCTTGATCGTGACGGAGATGGCATTGCTTGTGACCAATAATAATTAAAAGAGTTGCCCTATCTGGGCTTTTCTTTTACTCTAAAATAGAACATACATTCTCTTTGTGGAGGTGGTATATATGTTATAACTACCTATAGTCTATTCAATCAAAATTTTAAGGAGGCGTCTACCATGCACTTACGTAAAGTAAAATCTAAAACAGCTAAATCCGGTTATACATGGATGTTCAAGATTGATATTGGAATAGACCCTATAACAGGAAAAAGAAAGCAGACAACACGTAGAGGTTTTGCTACACGTCAAGAAGCTGTTGAAGCTTATACTAAATTGAAAAATCAACTGTATAAAGGTGTTCAATTTTCTACAAAAGATGTACTATTCGCTGATTTAGCAGATGAATGGCTGAGATCCTATGAAAAAACTGTCAAAGTTAGTACAGTATTAAACCGTAAAAAAAACCTAAAACACTTAAATCATTTTTTAGGCTCTCTAAAAATTAATAAAATTAAACGAAATACGTATCAAAATGTGCTGAATACGTTACATGAAAAAGGCTACGCCCATAACACTCTTACAAGTATCCAGGCGGTAGCCAACATGATTTTCAAGTACGCTTTAGAGTTAGATCTCATCCATCAAAACCCCGCTTCATTAGCTAAAATGCCTAAGAAACAAAAAACTATTGAAGACATCGAAAATACTGGAGAAGAAGTGAAATTTTTAGAAAAGGATGAGCTATTGGAGTTTCTTCAGGCTGCTAAAAATCATGGCTTATATTTAGATTATCAAATGTTTTCTCTTTTGGCGTACACAGGAATGCGTTCTGGAGAGTTATTAGCTTTAAAATGGTCAGACATTAATTTTGAAGAATCAACTATTAGTATAACAAAAACCTTGTATAACCCAAGAAACATGATTGGCGAACACGAATTGCTAACTCCAAAAACAGAAAGTTCTATTCGGGTTCTCTCAATGGATCCATTTCTTAAAAAAATTTTACAGAAACATAAAGTTGAACAGACAAAAATTAAGCTCCTTACAGGAAAAGATTATCGTGACGAGAACTTTGTAATTGCAAAACCTAGTGGAAATCCAGAACTACCTCAAACTATAGGATATCGAATGATTCGTTTACTTAAGAAGACATCTTTGAATAAAATTGCTACACCCCACTCTTTACGTCATACAACTACTTCGCTCTTAATCGAAGCTGGTGTTGGTGTTAAAGAGATTCAAGAAATTCTCGGTCATAGTAACATACAAACAACAATGAATATCTATGCTCATATGACAAATAGCATGAAAGAAAAAACTTCTCAACGATTTAGTGAATTCATGAAAAGTGTCTCTGAAAACCTCTAA